GCTCTTTTTCCTCCCCATAATCTACATAGAATTCTGACACGTCTAATCCCGAACTATAAATTCCGGGACAATGTCCACGGCTAGTATACTGCCATGCCGCCAGTTTTCTTCCGCCTGCAAGAACCGGGTGGGCATTTTCATGTTTTTTCCCATCATTGATACCATAGGCACATGCCCAATAGGATGAGCAGTCCCCAGTCATCATATTCAGTCCCCACGCCCAAGAGTATAGTCCGTCAATATAACCAGCGGAACGAATCTGTCTGCACCATTCAGCAGATGCCCTTGCCCATGACCCCTGACATGAACGATCTTCAAGATCGTAGAAAATCGGTAACTGTGGTTTTCTTCCTTTTAGCAATCTCAGGGTATGCTGGATTTCGCTTTGAATTCTGGCTTCCGTGTTTGCGTAAGAATAAAGATATGCGCCATACGGAATCCCAAGACGTTCACATTCCGTAGCGTTGCGAAGCCATTGCTTATCGTCCTGATTTGGGAACCCATCAGAACCGAATCCCATGCGCAGGATTGCACCATCAATATGCGGTTTTACCGCATCCCAGTTGATTACCCCCTGCCACTGGGAAACATCAATAATGAGTTTCGACATAGGCTCATTCCTCCTCCACTTCCGGAAGCCCTGCTACGCTTGTCAACATGGATGCGACCGCCGCAAGAGCAGCTGTCCCAATCACAGTTTTCCAGTCTACATCTGTGATCATTGCCGCTGCCGGAAGTAACGCGATAGCCGCCTGTGCAAATGTCTTGATTGCGCGGATTCCGGCCGCCTTTACCCACTGTACTGTAAATACCTTTTTCATCTCTTTCCCTCCTTGTCATCGTTCCCGTGCAAACCATTCAATTCCGCATCCACGCGATCCAGCCTGTGGTGCGCGGATTTTGTGGATTCCTCCACCTTGACAAGCCGATTATTCACCTCACCCATATCACTCCGTATCGCTTTCTGCTCGGACCGTATTTCCCTGGTATCGCCCTGGATAGCGTTTAATGATACCTGTATTCTTGTCTCTGACGCCGCCTTCGCTTTCGCTTCCTCGATCTGCTGCGTGATGTCGGTATGATCCTGCCTGTCCTGATTGTTCTGCTGGAAACCCGTGTTTACGATCAACGTTACAACAGCCACAATCAAGGCTCCCAGTGCAATCACGCAGGATATTGTTGCCGGATCCCATCCCATTTCTTTGTATTCCTCCTGTTTGCCGGATGTAATATTACCTAATGCCATAGTTTTAATCTTTAGGTCCTGCCCGGATACCCATGCTGTACCTCACACAGTGCTACTATAATGGATTGTCGCCTTGGTCATGCCCCACGGCGCATTTTTTACCGCGCCTTGTACCCAGGGGACATAAACATTCGTTACATTAATACATCCTGAAAACGCATTGGCTGCTATAAAGCTCGGTGTCCCCTTGAACTTCAGGGAGGTAAGCCCGGTGTTCTCATTAAAAGTCTCCCCTCCAATAGCCGTCACGCTGGCCGGGATTACGGAAAATTTGTTCCCTGCGCAACCATCAAAAGCACCATCAGCGACCCTTTGAAGGCTGGCCGGAAGCACGGTTAAGGCAACTCCTGCACAGCCATAGAAGGCATATTGCTCAATAGCAGTTATGCTGTCAGGGAGTTTTGTCAAAATAAGGTTCTCGCACGTGGTGAATGCAGAATCCCCAATTTTGGTCAGCCCTTCTGGAAGGGTGAGGCTCTCTATTGTCCGGTCAATGATCTTTGCTACCGTGTCCGCGCTGTATACATTTTCACTACCGGAAAGGGCTGCTGCCATCCCGTCAAGCGTCAACTTGCCCGAAGTCCCGTTCTTTTTCCGGATGGCGTCCGCAATAGCCGTAATCTTACCTTTTGTGACAATTACTTTTTCCGCCATTAGTACTCCTCCCCATCCCCGTCCAACAGGCCTTGTATCTGCTGCAGGGCCGCTGCAGCATTGTCCTCTGAGGCCTTGGCTGCCGCCGCACTGCTAGATGCTGCACTTGCGGATGCGGTCGTGTCCTCATTGATTTTTTCCAGGGCATTTACAATGGATGACCGCACGTCCCTCCCCAGAACCGCCTTGGAAATACTGTCTATATATTCCTGTATCTCCGCCATTGCTTATTCATCTCCTTTTTTGACCTGTACACCGTGTTCCTGCATATCCTGTACCAGTTCCTCCACGGTCCCCGATTTTTTAACTATTTCCTCTTTGGGCTTGTCCGGCTCTTCAGCCGTGCGGTAGGTCCTGGCATATGCCAGCGCCTTATCCTGCAGTACATCGCAACGCACCCGGCACAAAACAAAATCCATTAAGTCCGAACTGATTTTCAGTTCATCCATTGCCGCCAGCACCGCCTGTTCGACGTTCTGCGCAGCCCTTTCCAGCAAAATTGATACCGGTATTTTACTGTCCACTCGTTGTTCCTCCTTCCACAACCCCGCTGTTCTCCGCCATCTCTTTCTTGATGTCTTTGACTTCCACTTCTTCCATCCTGGCAACCTTATACCCCATGTCCTTATACAGCTGCAGCTGTTCCGGCCGGATATAGATTCCCGCGTTCCCTTTTGACGCCCTGTAAATTGTCATATTCTCCTCCTTTATGCATCCAGGTCTGTCACCATCAGACCATTATAAAAAACAACATAGGAATTATGGTAAGACCAGTTCAGCCGTCCACTGGCGTCGGTGCTAAGCGACAGATCCGCTACATAATTCATGACTCCGCTTCCGCCAATATCTACAGAAATATCCCCGCTTTCCACATAGGAACCGACCCCCATGTATGGGGTTAGCAGGGCAATGAGCCCTTTCCCGCCGATACGTGTCCCATACACGCCTGTTGGCTTATAATATGTATTCCCATCCACATACCCCACCAGCTGGTCCGACTTATAAATATTCATCCTTGCGTTATCTATTACTGTTTTCTGGTCTCCGCTGACGTTCGTCAGCGTCCCGTTAAAGGTTCCGTTTGTCGCGTTGATTCCGTCCTTATCCCATCTCCCGATGACGGTTCCGGAAGCATTCTTAATAGTCAGCACGCCATTGGCATTATTCGCGCCGCCAAGCGTCAGCGTTCCTCCTTTAATCCTGTTCGCGTACATGGTTCCCGTCGTAATATAATCTGCGACGATTGCTCCATCCATTGTTATAGCCGTTCCGTAGGTCCCGTCATACCCTTCATCTGTGTAGCCAAGCCCGTTCAGGTTCCAGCGCCAGATCATGGTTGCCGTGTCCGGGTCATCTGTGTCCATAATTAACAATTCATCCGGTTTGACCACCACATGGCCGTTTGTCGCCTGTTTGATCAATTCGGAGGCATTTGCCTTTGCCTGTTTCAGAATGTGGGACTCCGTCGGAAGTCTCTGGATCCTCTGCAACAATTCGGTATTTGCCGCCTTGTTAGCGGATGTCAGGGACATTTGTATATTTGTCCCCAGCGTGAAGGCTGCCTGATCTGGCGCGTCGAGCGGAATTTTCAGCTCTGTAACCGGAAAATTCCGGTCCAGGCCGTGGGGTTCCGAAACCGCCCGCACCCGATCCAGCAGGTGGATGGCCTCCACATCCACGTCCAACAAATGAAGATCAACAGCTTTCAGCTCTAGAACCATATTCTCATACTGGATATCCGCCAGATATGCCTTTGCCTTTTTTAACAGGTTAGGCGCCTCGGTCACATCATCCCAGTCTACGACCCGCTCAATCCATCCATAATTGGCAATCGCAGTGTCGGATTTCACGTAAATACTGCCGTTGTTTACGCTGGCGACAGTCAGGTACGCGTCCAGGGCTTTAATTGGACTTTCGTCCAGTCTTGCCCCTCGTGGGACAATGACCGTTGCGATATCCGTCATGTCAAAATTCCTGGTGAAATCCAGCAGGTTTTTCCCAAACTCAATGGTTTGGGTGTTTGTGTTCGGATAGTCCGCCAGATAATCCAGATACCTTGTTCCGTCCTCCCAGCGCACCCGGAGGTGCCCGCCCAAAACGTTTACCAGTTTCTCATTGATGCAGGCCAGTGTTGTCTCATAGTTGGTATACCGGTACAGGGAATCATTGGAATCCGTGACCGTTACTGCGCCGACCGTAAACTGCCGGTCTGCAGACACCTTGCTGTTATGGATAGCGACCAGTTTCTCCAGGAACCCCCGGACCGTCATGTCGTGGTATTCCGCCGGAGGCTGGATGGAATCATTGAAATACGCCAGGCAGCCCTCACAATAAATTTTCTTCCTCTTGTAGAAATCTGTCGTTTCCTCCGTGATACGCCCCTCGAAGATCTGCTCATCGTCCTGGAACACGGCAAGCGTAGAAGTCATCCGTTCCAGGTCGTCACAGGCCGCATGCCCCGGCGGAATCGTAAAGCTGAAGGACCCCGCCGCACTGTCTGCCAGGTCAAGCTCCGGGGAAATCAGTTTTGTTTCCGGATCCAGATCGAAAGGGTCATAGATCAGGTTCCCGTCGCAGTATACGTAATACATTTACAATGAACCTCCCCGGTAAATAATCGTTATGGTTCCGGTCCCGCTGAAAATGAGGACATTCTCCCCTTCTTTCAGCTTGATGCCGGTTATCCTGTTATCCCCCTTCGAGAGAGAATAGGTTGCGCCATTAAACGCCACGGTCATGTTGTCTGCCGACGCATTCAGTGTCGGGATCACGGTTTTCCGCTCATTCACGATTGTGGTTTCCGTTGTCCCGGAAACTTCCACCCGGAGTTCATGGATAACTCCGGTTTCAAAATTGAAGGTGTCCCACTCCCAGTCCTCCGTGGAAACATGTACGTTCATCTTGTATGGATCCACGGTGGCCTTAATCGTGATAGTTGGGAACGCAATGTCCGTGTCCCAATCTGATACTGTCACCCTGCCGGTGTAGTAATATTCCGGATCCTCGTCCAGAATGATCTTCATTCTCTTCCCGTTCAGGGCATTCAGAACATCAGAGTAAATGGTAGACCATTTCTCTCTGTCATCCGTAATGCCGAATTTACAGGTGATCGTCCTTTCCTTGTACATCACTTCCCCGGTCAGGACTTCTGTCAGGTCCAGGCTTCCATCAGCTCCCGGAACCTCCACATAGAGTGTTTTCGGTTCCGGTGGGCTGACCGTCGGCCTTTCTTCCAGAATGAGGCCGACATCCGTGTAGGAGTGTTTGTCTCCAAAAGTTACTCCGTTATGCATGGTTAATTACCCCTTCTTCTGTGGTTCATCATCCGACCCATTTCCACATCCATCGCGGGAGCCAGCTTGCCAACCAGCGCATCACTGTCGAGTACTACCTTTCTGTCTGCAATTCCTGGCAGATACCGCTGCATCATGGCACTTATGGTCTCCTGCTGTTCCACCACCGCCAGCAGGACGGACTCAATCCGTCCGTTATTTACCTGCATGCCATTTCTCAGAGACACTGTGTCTGTCAATATCCTGCCCTGTGGTTCCAGATCTGGAAGAATGACCGCATTGGCCATCTGCTGGGTTGCGCTCCGTACCGCGCGGATATTGTCCTGCACGCCTTTCGCAAAATTCTGCGCAAACTCAGCGCCCCACTGGTCATCCCCTTTCAGGGGGCCTTCGTCTGGCGTCGTATGGTGCAGATAAGCGCTGGCTGCACTCGCCAGGGAGCGTGCCGCGCTTACCACATTTCCGTACTGGCTGCTGATTCCAGATGCGAATCCGGATCCCAAATGGACACCCCAGATATAAGAATTTCCGCCCTGCAGGGCGCTAGAAGCCCCGTTTGCAATCCCTCTTGCGGCCGACTGTGCGTTGTTGTACTGGCTGCTGATTCCGGATGCGTATGACACACCCACTGCACTTCCATACTGGTATGTCTTATTCAGCTGCATAGACCGATCAGCGCTGTTCGCAACGCCCTGGGCGGTACTGGCAACGTTTCCTTTCTGGCTTCCGATTCCGGATGCATAATTCTTGGCAGAATTGGAACCCGAACTGCTGTACTGTCCCTCCCTGGCTTTTACTGCATCTGCCCCCGCCTGCGCCGCATTTCCGGCTGCGGCAGCCATGTTTCCGGATGCATTTCCCACGGCAGAAACCATGTTATTGACGCCATTCTGGGTGTAATATTCCATTGTGGCAATATTATTCGCATACCGGTTTTTGGCGTCAGTCATGTTGCCGTAATCCTGCAGGATCGCGGCCAGCTGTGTCCCGTTGCCATTGATCGCATTAACGAACTGCTGCATATAATCCGCGCCGTCGATTCCCATCTGCATAATGCTGTCCGCCATAGCGCGAAAATTCTGGTCGGTCTGGTAACGGCTGTCCGCCATTACGGTATTGATATTGTCGGCATAATTATTATAGGCAGAAGCCTGGGACTGCAGGGCTTGTGCCATGCTGTCCAGCGTGACCTCGGTGTCGGCCTCATACGTCTTGAAGGTATCTGACGTGGAAGTGATGCTGTCTATGGCCGTCTGTCGGAGATCCGCCCAGGACTGAATCTGTGCTTGGTTGGCGTCGCTGACCTCGCCGGATCCTGTCGCATACGCACTGTCTGCCGCTGAAGCTTCCTCCGTGGCTGCTGTCTCTTCCTCCTGGGCGGTTGTCAAGCCAGGAATCTCTACGCCCTGTTCTTTCAGGATTTCCAACAGCTCACTGCTCTTTTTCTTTGCGGCATCCTGGGCGGCGCTGGCCTTATCCACCGCGTCCGCATGTTCCTGCTCCGCCTTTGTCAGTTCTTTTTTTGTCACGGCGGCCGAAGCATCATTCAGGGAAACCTGCCGGATGGCCCCGTTATACTCGACCTGGTTGTTGCTGATCTTCTCTTCCAGGTCGGCCAGCTCACTGGTCACATCGCTGTATTCCTTCGCAGAGGTCTTCCCCTCTTCTTCCAGGGTGATCTTCCGCTGCCGCAGTTCGTTGGATCTCTCGACCTGCTCCGCGAATGCCTGTTCAATGGCTTTTGCCTCGTCCATCACATCATTCTGGGACTCCTGGGCTTCCTTCAGATCCAGATCCGCCTCGATCTCGGCCTTTTTCGCTTCTGCAATCTCTTTAATCAGATCCTGATAAGCTTCCAGATATGCCTGCTGCATGGCCGCATCATTTGCCGCCTGCACATTTTCCCGGATGCTGTCTGTATTCTCGCTCAGTTTCCCTGTGGTCTCGTCAATGTTCAGGTTTAAGTCTGGGTACAGCTGGTTCAGCATGGCAACGTCGTTATACATCTGCTCCTGTTCCGCGCTGGTAAGAGACGTCTGTGATTCCAGTCCGGAAAGCTCGTCCACAAGCTGACTGCCAATTTCACATTGCGCCTGTGCTGCTGCCACGGAATCATTCGCTTTCGCAGTGACATTATCCAGGCTGTCCGCCGCACTGGACAGGGCTCCTGTGGCGCTGTTAGCGCTGCTGACCGCCTCGTCAAACTTTACGGACATATCACCCAGCCCGCCATTGACAGAATCCGTGTTCTGCCCCAGTACGACGACCGCTGCCGTAATTCCCGCAATCCCGGCCACGACCAGCCCGATCGGGGAAGTCAGCGCCCCCAAAATGGCCGAGAAGGCGCCTGCCCCATTTGTGGCTACGCTAATGGCCTGCTGCATGGTGTTGATATTCGTGACCAGTCCGGCAATCCCGCCGGTTACCTTGCTGACAATAGTCAATGCGGGGCCGATGGCTGCCACCGTAAGGGCAATCTTCTCGATCTGCTTCTGCTCCGCGTCTGACAGGCCGTCCCATCTCGTTTTCAGGTCTTTCAGAAAATCAGATAGATCCTGAATCGCGGGAACCAGCATTTCCCCTGCGGTATCTGCAATTTCATATCCCAGATCCTTCAGCTGATTCATAATTACTTTCAGCTTATCTGCTGGATCCAACGTTTCTTCGTAAGTATTTGCGACGCTTCCACCAGCATCCGTAACGGCATCCGCCAGATCGCTGAAGTCCAGCGTTCCGGATTTTACAGCCCCGTAAATCTGATCCCCGGATTTTCCGAACAAGTCATACGCCGCCGTCAGGCCATCCACCGAACCGGTTCCATTCTCAATGGTATTCTGCAGGTTGGCCAGTGCCTCATTCAGCGGCGTTCCGTCCGCTGTCGCATTCTTCAGGGCTTTCCGGAGCCCCTGCATGACCGTTTCGGAATTGGCACCAGATTTTTCCATCTGTCCCATGAACACCGTTGACTGCTCAATGGACAGCCCCATTTCCTGGAAGGCCGTCCCGTTTTGCACCAGTCCTGCAGTCAGTGTGTCCACCGATGCCCCGGTGTCCTGTGCAGTCTTGTTCAGCACATCCAGCAGGTTTCCGGCATCGTCCGAAGAAAGGCCGAAAGCCGAGAGGGCTTTCTGCACCGTGTCGATCGAGGAAGAAACGTCGGTATTGTTCAGCTTCGCAAATTTGATAAATTGCGTAGAGAGCTCTTCCAGGGCATCCCCGGTAATGCCGAACCTGGTATTTACCTCGCCGATGGCTTCTCCGGCTGTTGAAAAATCCGTCGGAATGGATTCGGCAATATTTTTTACGCGCTCCTTCATATCTTCCAGGGCGGCGCCGGTTGCCCCGGTTTTTTCAACAACCGTGTCCAGCCCGTCATCCACCGACTTCCATGCGGCAGCTGACGCTGCCCCTATGGCCATAATCGGAGCCGTCACGTATTTGGTCATGGCCGTACCGGCTTTTCCTGTTGCCTCCGAGACCTTGTTGAATCCTCCGGCGATCTTTTCCAGCGTCATGGAAACGCTGGAAGTTGCCGCATACTGCTTATTCAGGTTTTTCAGCTGGGATTCTGTTTTCTGGACCTCCCGCTCCAGTGCCCGGTACTGGGCCGCCCCTGCATCCGTGTTCTTCGCGGACTCGTCAAACTGGTCCTGTGCGGTTTTCAGGACTTCCAGCTTCTCTTTCGTCGTGGCAATCTGCTGTCCTAAGAGCTGGTGCTTCTGTGTCAGGAGGACCGTGTTGGTGGGATCGTATTTCAGCTGCCGTCCAATCTGCGTGAGCTCTTTCTGGGTGGCCTTTGCCTGGGTGTCAATGCCCGAAAGCGCTTTCTTTAGTTCCGTGGTATCAGCGCCGATTTTTACGCTAATCCCCTTGATGTCATTCGCCATTTCTTCCTCCTCCAAACAACCGCCGCAGGGTCACACGGTCCGGTTCCTTCTGTTCCGCCGCCCAGCACTGCCGGAGATAATCACAGCCCTTTTCTGTCTGGCTGTAGTTGTAAATCACGGCGTCACGCAGGTACTGCCAGTAAACAAAAATGTCCAGCGACAGGATAGCGGTAAAATCAATACCGGTATAGTCGTGGACATATTTATCCGCCATTGTGTTGATGTCGTATGGTATGCCGTAACTGTCATCGCCCAGGTTGGCATAGGAACAGTACGGCACGGTCAGTTTTTTGTTTTTCTCTCCACCCCGATCCACCTGCTGTATTCCCTTACAAATGCGTACAGGCTGTCGATCGTCAGGGTGGATACCGCTTCTGCAGATATCCGGATTCCCTGTTTGTTATTGTTTAGGATTTTCCCTACCATGTCTGACACAGCATCCAAGTCCTGGAGGCCATTCATCAGGTTCACCATATCCCGGACCATCTGCACGGTCGGGGAAAGAATATCCACATGGACATCCTTTCCGCTGATTGTCAGGTCAACGGGAAATACATTGTCATTTGCCTGCGTTCTGAAATCAAAGCTCATTTTCTTCTCCTTTATCCGAAAAAACGGGACGCATTTTTACGTCCCGTTTACCTCTTATGATCAGCCTCCCACTCCCCCGCTGCCGCCGGAACCGCTTCCGGAAGAAGAGCCGTCCGCCGGAAGTGCCTCATCAAACAGGATCAGGGTCCCGTCCTCGTCCTGGGACTGTGCCGTCACTTCCAGATCCATATTGGAGGAATCCTCCGGCTTGTAGGCCAGCTTAATTTCTGCCGCAGACCGTCCCACAATCGTGATCCGGATATCCCCGTACTGCGGGTCCAGATGGACGAATCGGAATAGGTACGGTTTTACGGGATCATTCTTCAGGCCGCCGATCTTAATAGTCCGGTGTTTCCTGCCATCCGATCCGGTTGATTCCGTCATGCGTGCGGTGTCCGCGAACACCGCCATGTCCACGCTGGACCATGCCACCAGGGAAGCCTTCAAAGCAGCTTCCTCCGCCGTCAGTTTCTCCCGGCTGACAATCCCGAAGTCATCCTTGAAGGTTTTGGTGGTCGGCTTATAGGAAATCTCCGCCCCGCCCTCAATATGGCCGAGACGGTTGTCGTCCGTCTCAATAACGGAATCCGCCGGGACGGTTCCCGTAAAGGACATGTAATACAGATATCCGGACCCTACCGGGATGTAAAGTTTCTTGCTCATGCTAATCTCCTCTCTGTTACGGTGGACGTCACATCGTATCTTTCTTCGATGGTAATCCCATTTTCTATAATATCTTTCTCGTAGTTATACTTCAGGCCGTTTTCCTGTAATAAGGCATCCAGCCGTCTGTTCCGGGTGCCGTCGCTGGTATACCGGTAAAGGGTCAGCTCGTGGCGCGTAAGCAGATCCTCCTGGTCGGAGCCCATATGGCTCTCAATGTCATACACGACAATGTATGGCACCGTGGCCGCGTTTTCCGCCCATCCCCATGCGTCATAAGTCTTTTCCTGTACCGCCTCCTGCACCCAGGCAACCGGGTCCCAGCCGTTAGCTACTGTCATTTTCCAACACCTCGGCTAAATACTTTTCAAAGTTTTCCGTGCCAACCTTTTCCCCGTGCTTGATATGCGGGAATGCCCTGGTTTCTGCCGTACTCCCATAATGCGCGTTTTTCATCCTCGTCCTATGTCCGAATTCCAGCAGGTGGGTCAGCCGGTATTCCGGCGCCTTGACGTACCAGGTGTATTCGATTGTTGTCGGGCCTTCCTTTGTCATTTTTGTGGCAAAGGATTTCACATATTTCCCTGCCGGGCTCTGGTGGAAGGTAATGCTGTCCTTGATTGCTTTATCGCAATCCTGGACAGCCCGCGCAGCTGCCTTCTTCATCCCTTTGATGACGGATTCGTTATATTGTTCCAGCTGAAGTTTCAAGGCCTCAGCAAACCCTTCCGGGGAAATGGTTACCGCCATTACAATCCCTCCAATCTGCCCAGCGTCAGTACCTTCACCCGCGGGTTAGAGCTTTCAATCGGCTGCACCTGTGTGATGGTATACCTCGCTGTCCCGATGTGTACCTGCTGTCCCTGCTCCACGCCGTTTACATAGGGGATCCGGATCACCCGGTCAATCCGCTCCCGGACTGCCCGCGCCGCATATGCCCGCCGGTAGGTCAGGGACTGCGCCCCGAAATGCAGGTTGTGATACAGTTCCTTGTCCGGCTGGTTCCGGAGCGTTGTCCAGACCGAACAGATCCCGTCCGCGAACGTCTGAAATTCAGTGGGTGTCTGTATCTTCATCTGGCACCTCCTGATTCTCCAAATACAGGTCCAGCAGCTCTGACTGGAAGTTATGGGAAAACACTTCCAATGCCTGGCTGTTCGCGTACCGGCAGTAATCCAGGAGAAGCTGGCGCGGCAGGGCTTCCCCGGTAAAATCCAGGTCTTTCCCGGCAGTCCGGTTCAAATAAGCCTCCCCGCGGGCTATATAGCCTTTTAGCAGTTCATCATCCTCTGTCCAGTCAATATGCAGATAGGCCTTTACCGTGCTTAACAGTTCATCCACCGCGCTTTTCCTCCTTTCTAATTATCAGAGTGCCTTCAGGCCGCTGATGTCAGCCACATAGACGCTGGACGCATTCAGCATCCGCCCATTGGCCAGGAGCTTGGTCTTATAGACCCTCTGGTCCTCTACAAAGCGGTATTCATCGGAATACTCGATCCGCCCCGCCTTGCCACCGACTCCCGCTGCCAGGATGTAATCCTTCAGGGAAGCAAAGATCCCTTTCCCGGAGGGAACATTGGGATCCT